CAGCGTCGAAGAGCTCGACCGTGAATATGCGGAGCTTGAGCGGCGGCTGCGCGAGCTCACTCGCCAGCAGGAGAGATATCGGCGCGCCCAAGAGGCAAGCGTCCGGGTCGGCGCTACCTACGGCCGCATGGTGCGGCAGGTCGGCGGGTTCGCGCGGCGTGCCGCTGAAGGATTTGTCGTTCTGGGCGGTGCAATTGTTGGCGTGACGACTGCGGTCGCCAGTCAGACCGAAGAGCTCAATCGCAACGCGAAGCGCTTGGGCGTCTCGACCGAGTTCCTGTCGCAGATGCAGTTCGCCGCGGGCAAGTTCGGGGTCAAGAACGATGCTCTGGTCGACGGCCTGAAGGAGCTTTCTTTGCGCGCGGATGAATTCGCGGTCACCGGCAAGGGCCCGGCTGCCGAGGCATTCGATCGGATCGGCATCTCCGCGAAGGAAGCCGGCGAGCTGGCGTCCGACACCGCTGCGCTGTTCGCCGTTGTCCGGGACCGCATGTCCGAGGTCACGGATTCCGCCGCGCGGCAGCGCATCTCTGATGAGCTGTTCGGCGGCACCGGCGCTGAGCAGATGATCGAGTTCCTCTCGATCTCGCGCGCGGAGGTCGAGGCGCTGGGCGCGGAAGCGACGAAAGCCGGCGCGACCGTCACCGAGGCGCAGGCCAGCATGGCGCGCGATTACATTCAGAATTTCAACCGGCTTGGCAAAGTGATCGAAGGCCTGACGCGCACCGTCGCGAACGAGGTTATGCCAACGCTGACAAAAGCCTTCGGCGAGATCGGTGACCTGCTGATCGACAACATTGGCAAGGCGAAGGATCTGGGCGCCACGCTCGCCGAGGGCGTGAAAACAGCCATTCCGGCCATTCGCGATCTGGCATCCGGGCTTGGCAGTGTCGCGACCAAGGTCGGCGCGGTGATCCTGGGCATCAAGGATATCGTCGGCGGCTGGGAGAATTTCGGCATCGCCATCGGCGTGCTCATGGCGAGCGGCGCGATCTTGTCGTTCATCACGTTCATCGGCTCGATCGCCGGCTTTGTCGCGTCGATGGTCAGTCTTGGCTTGGGCCTGCCGATTGTCGCGAGCGGCGTGGCTGCGATCGGCGTGGCGCTGACCGCAAACCCGATCGGAGCCTCCATCGCTGCCATCGCGATCGGGGCGACGCTGATCATCACGAATTGGGGCAAGATCAAGGAGTTCTTCGCGCCGGTGCTCGAGTGGCTGGGCGCTAAGTTCGATTGGCTCATGGGCAGGATCTCTCCGCTCATCGAGGGCGCGAAAACGCTGGGGTCTGCGCTGTCGAGCGTGTTCGGCGATGGCGGCGATGAAGGCCAGGCGCCGCCCGTCACGCCTGGCGCGCGCGGGCGCGGCCGCAGGACGTCCTTGCCGGCTCAGGTTTTGGCGCCGCCAGGCTCGGCCGCCGCGGCGAGCGTGGTGACGACCAACCAGATCACCATCAACGCGGCCAACATGACGCCGCAGGAAATGGTGGCCGAGCTCGAGCGGCACCTGGCTCGATCGAAAGATGATGCGCTCTACGATTCCGCGACCAGCGCCGGGCAATACGGGGGCGGGCTATGATCGAGGTGATGCTCCAGCTGGGCGGCTATCAGTTCTCGATCACCTCCGCGGCCTATCAGGATCTTTCGCGCGAGGTCGATTATCGCTGGACTGCGCAGGAGCGGATCGGCGCGCTCGATGCGCTGCAGTTCACCGGGGTCGGCTCCGACTCGATGGAGCTTCGCGGCGTGGTCTATCCGTTCCATCGCGGCGGGCTGGGGCAGATCGATGCGCTTCGTTCCGTCGCGGCGGCGGGCGATCCGCTGACGATGGTTTCGGGGACCGGCGCCGTGCTGGGCCGATGGGTCATTCTGTCGGTTCGGGAGGGGCAGGCCGTGTTCGCCGCGCGCGGTCTTCCTCGCCGCGTGGAGTTCAGCCTGCGCCTGCGCAAATTTGACGAGGGGGCGCAGGGGTGACCTATTATCGGACCAAGGAAGGCGACACCGCGGACCTGATCGCCTGGCGCATCTATGGGCGGCAGGACGCCGGCGTGGTCGAGGCCATCCTCGAGGCCAACCCTGGGCTTGCTGACCGCGGGCCCGAGCTGCCCGAGGGCATGCGCCTGCTGATCCCCGACGCGCCCCAGAGGGCCGCCACAGCGAGCGTGCGGCTATGGTCGTGAAGCTCTGGCGGCCGATGCTGCGCGTGACGGTCAACGGCGAGGATGTGACGGCCGTCATCGAGCCGCGGCTGATCTCGCTGACCCTCACCGATGAGGCTGGGCTGAAATCGGACGTGGTGGATCTGATCCTCTCCGACCACCTGCCGGCAGCGCGTCTCGAAATCCCTGCCGCAGGCGCGGAGATTTCCGTCTCGCTGGGCTATGACGGCCGCATGCGCGAGATGGGGCTGTTCGTGCTCGATGAGGTGTCGGTCGAGGGTCCGCCTGACCGGCTTCGGCTTCGTGCGGCGGCCAGCACCAGCGGCGCCAGCGCCGGGGGCCGTTCCGCGCTGACGGCGCAGCGCAGCCGCAGCTGGGCGCTGGGCACGACCATCGGCGCGCTGGTCGCCACGATCGCGCGCGAGAATGGGCTCGTGCCGGCGGTCGCCGCAAGCCTGCGCGCCATCGCGCTGCCGCACCTAGACCAGCTGGACGAAAGCGACATCAGCCTGCTGACCCGTGTCGCGCTGGACCATGACGCGCTGTGCAAGCCCGGCGGCGGGCGCCTGATCTTCGTGGCGCGCGGCGAGAGCCTGACGCTGTCGGGCGCGCCCATGCCGCTGATCAAGCTGGCGCCGGGCGACGTGACCCGCTGGAGCATGTCCGGGCGCCAGCGCCCACTGGTGGATAAGGTCGTGGCGACCTATCAGGATCCCGTCGCGGGCGGCCCGCAGGAGGTTACGGTCGACGCATCTGACAACTCGATCGCGGGCGCCGGCGCGCGCGGCGATGAGCTCTTGGCGAAAGCGGCGCAAACCAAGCGCTTGCGCCGCAGCTATCCGACGAGGGAGGCCGCGACCAGCGCGGCGCAGGGCGAGGTCGATCGCTCCGGTCGCGAGGGCCTGAAGCTGTCGATCTCCCTGCCCGGCGATCCGGACCTGGTCGCGGAGTCGCGCCTGCTGTTGGAGGGGTTCCGTCCTGGCGTGGACCGCGAGTGGCTGGTGACCAGCGTCACCCATGCGATCGATGTGTCGGGTTATCGGTGTTCGGTCTCAGCTGAGCAGCCGGGGTGATTTGCGCACCTCCTATGAAGTGTAATCTGGACCCAGACGTGCTGTTCCCATGCAAACTATGCATCAAGAGGCCACAACCGACCGTGAGAAATAGCATTTTGCCGCAAGCGCTTTGCCGCAATGTCATTTTTCGTTCCTCATATGAGGCCGAAAAAATTATCGATCAAGCTGGCACGGCTCAATCGGCCGTCAGAAATTCTGGTTCGCGCCACCCGAGCTTTAGGTGCCCGACGATCCGCCGGCCCAGCACCTTGATGCCGAAATCCCTTTCGGTCGCCGCTCCGCCCACCAGTGCGAGGATCGCTCTCGCGCCGCTTGGGAATCGGATCGGCGGCTTTGCTGTTTTTCGCAGCGTCGGACAGGTATGCAGCGCCAGCTCTGCGCAGCCGGAATGGACCGGGCCTTCGGTGCTCATCCAATACTCGCCTATCCAGTCGCCTCTCGGAAACCACCAGCGCGCGGATTCGATCGTGACCTCTCCGCAGACCGTGCAGCGCATCTCGGCAATGCTGCGCCGCTGTCGCACCATGTGCGGCCGCGCGAAGATCGGACGGCCGGCTCCGGGCCTATGCGGCGACCAGAGCGCAAGGCGGCCGGAAACATGCCGGCAGGGCCTGACCTCATAGGATTCCTCGCCAGACCACGCTGCATTCCATGGCACGTCTGTTCCTATCTCGAGGGCCATTTTGCCTCCTGAGTGATCGTGGCCTGAGCATCAAGCGAAGCTGAAGCAGGGCCTTGCCGATTTTCTTGCCCAACTTGTAGGGTCGAAAATGAAGCAGAGACGCCCCAAATCAAAACGGGATATCGTCGTCAAACTCGGGCTCGCCGTAGCCTGCGCCGGCCGCGCCACCTAGCGGGGCGCCAGGGCCGTCGAAGCCTCCACCCGACCTCGCGCCGCCACCGCCTCGATCGTCGCGCCCACCGCCGTCCTGATCGCTTTCATTGCGGCTGTCGAGCAGGGTGATGGACCCGCGGAACGGCCGCACCGTCACTTCGGTCGTGAACCGTTCGGCGCCGCTCTTGTCCTGCCATTTTCGCGTCTCCATCTGGCCCTCGATGTAGACCTTCGATCCCTTCTTCAGGTAGCGCTCGCAGAGCTGGACCAGCGCATCGCTTGAGACCAGCACTCGATGCCATTCGGTGCGCTCTCGACGCGTGCCCGTCGCCTTGTCCTTCCACGTCTCCGAGGTGGCGATGCTCAGCGAGCAGACCCTTCCGCCATTCTGGAATGTGCGGACCTCCGGATCCCGTCCGAGGTTCCCGAGGATGATCGCCTTGTTCACGCTGCCGGCCATGGCTGGATCCCTTCGCTGGATGATTGCTTGGTTCCGATGATCCGCTCGAGCTTCTCAATCCTGGCGATCTCGAAGCATTCTTCGCATAGCGCCTTGCCTTCGTGCTCGTAGCACTGGGCCGGACCCTCGAACGGGTGGCACCCTTCGCACTCCACAAGGTATCCGGCGCGCATCCATTGGATCGTGTTCGGCTCTGGACCGAGACCTTCCCACGTCGCGTGCGCGGTGACCTCGATTTGCGCTTGGGGCTCATCCCAATTGCTCGGGTCGATATGCTCGCTGCACTCCATTTTGCCGCACTCAGGGCACTCGCAGCCGAGCGTGGCTTCATGCTCGAGGGCATATTGCCGGGCTGCATCCTTCGCGTCCTCTGCCCAAAATGCGTATGCGTGTTCATCATTGCCGAAGACCGCAAACCAGCGTCCTGCGGGCGCCGGCGCGGCTGCGGCCGGCGCTGCCGGCATAGCTTCGAGCTGCAGCGGGAGCATCTGGATCGTGGCCATCGATGCGGCTGTCGCCATGAAATCTCTGCGGTTCATTTTCCGTCCTTCATGAGTCGATCGGTCGAAAATGGGTTAGCCAGACGCATGAAAGGTCCTGACGCTCTGTGCGGACATCTGCAGGCGGTTAGCCATGGCAAAGCGTTGATAACGCTCAAATGTTGCGCTCCCACCCCAGTCGTCATGCAGCGCATCGCCGGGTTCGGTTCATCCCCGCGCGCGGGGAACAGTCCACGAAAGCGATCGGGCGCGGTGGTCGCGGCGGTTCATCCCCGCGTGCGCGGGGAACAGCTTGATGAGGCGCAGCACGATAGGGGCGACAGCGGTTCATCCCCGCGTGCGCGGGGAACAGGTCTTCGAATGCGCTTTGAGCCTCGCGGCTGTCGGTTCATCCCCGCGCGCGCGGGGAACAGGCGGACGTGATAGGGCGCGGTCCGGCTCTTTCCGGTTCATCCCCGCGTGCGCGGGGAACAGGGGCGCAGGAACGGAGGGCCACGGCTGCGATTCGGTTCATCCCCGCATGCACGGTGAACAGGGCCATCGCGTCCGGTCTCTCGATCGGCAGATCGGTTCATCCCCGCGTGTGCGGGGAACAGCCTTTCCCGGCAATCATGGCGCAGGCGTCCAATCTGGGGCGAGGACCAGTTTGGAGGCGTGCCAGCGCCTAGTTTGAAGCCGGTAAGTCTTTGGGGGAATTGGTGCACCCGACTGGATTCGAACCAGTGGCCTCTGCCTTCTGAGGGCAGCGCAGAGGGTAATGTTTTGCTTATGTGCATGGTTTAAACTCCTTTCGTGCATGGTGGCGGGTGCTTTGAATCAGTTCAATTTGGGGCGGGGACCAGTTTGGCGTCGAGAATCCTCAGCGCGCGAGAGTGATAATCAGGCGAGTGGTGGTAATAGGTTTCGCGGATCGTCTCGACCGAAGTGCTGAAATAGTCCGCAGCGTCGTGATCGGTCATCCCGCGCTGGATCGCCCAGGTGATCGCGGTGTGCTTGAGCGTGTGAGGCGTCACACCCTCCAACCCGGCGCGCTGGACGGCGCCGGCAAACGCCTTGCGAATATCACCCACCCGCGCGCCCTCGGCTTCCACCACCCACGAAGCGCCGTTCGCGCGCCAGCGGCGGCAATGGGAAAGCAGGCGCCGGGTCAGGCGCACGCGGCCGCGCCGCTTGTTGGTTTCGCGCTCCCCTGCCCCAGCCCGGTTCATCACGCCCTGGTCAACGTCAACCCAACCGCTCGACACGGAAGGGATGAAACCGAGGCGGCACACGGCGTCCTTGCGAGTTCCGGTGTAGAGGCTGACGAGGATGAAGCGGGCGAGGTGCTGGCCCTTGGAGCTGCGCCATGCCGCCCACAGGAGGGCCGCGGCCTCGTCCCGCGTCAGCCACCTGTCACGCGGTGGCGGGGGCGGCGGAAGCGTCACCTTTGCAGGGGTCAGCAGATACCCCTCTGCATGCGCGTAATTGATAGCGGCCTGCATGGTGTTCAACTCGCGCCGGATGGTCCCCGAGGACACCGGGTCGCCATTGGCCTTGATGCGCGTGCGGGCATAGCGTCGGCACGTCTCGCCCTTGACGTCGCCAACCATGAGCGCGCCCCAGAACGGCAGCAGCGCCGAGATGGCGTATCCGAGGCGCTCAGGAGCCGCGACGCCTGCGCCGTGCTCGCTCCCATAGATCGCCAGCACGTCTGCAACGGGCATCAGGTCGGCGCGACTGGTTTCTGCGATCGTGCCCTTCTTGCCGATGTAGGCGGCTAGCGCCCTTTCAGCCGCTCCGCGATCTGATGTGCCCGTTGACTGATCGGGGCAACCTGTGTCGCGGACGATCCAGACGTTCTTGCTTGCGCGCCAATAGAGACGGGCGCCTTTTGCGGCTCTCGACATAGCTTCACCAGCTCCTCCAATGTTTCAGGATCAAGCCTGACCGCCCGGCCCATTCTGATCAACATCCCATGCCGCTCTGCTGCGGACCGCAGCGAGCCACGCGGGACGCTGAGCTCCGCAGCCGCCTGCTCAATGGTCAATAGGGATCTGTTCATGCCGCTCACCCTTCGATCCATGCGAGCACGCGTCGATCGTGATGCTGCTGGGCGAGGCTGCGCATGTTGGCATCACCATCGATCTCACCCAGCATTTCGCTCCCGCCCTCATGATGCGCAAAGAGCAGCCGCGTGCGGCCGACCTTTTGTGGTGCGGGCCAGTAAAAACCGCCCACGCCATTCCCTTCCATGTGACCGGCTGGCGTGGCGCTCCATTGCAGCGGTCGGATGCGCACGGCTTGGGGAGCCTTAGTCCGATCCTTTTTCGCGCTGGGCGCGGGGATCTGCCCAAGCCAAGCAATTCGCTGGAATGTATCGATCACCCATTTCGGGATTGAGCTGCGGTTGATCGCTCGATGCAGGCCGCCGCGGGCCAGTCGCAGCACGTCGAGATCCGCCTGCGTGCGCTTGCGCAATTTCGCCTCGCCTTGCGCTTGCGCCAGCGCTGCGCCGGTGACCACATCGGCGCCCGCGCGTGATCCGAAGTGCGCCGCGTCCCTGGGCGACATTCCTGCCAGCTGGAGATCGTCGGTTCGCTCTGCCACGCGCTGGACCCTCAGCGCCTCGAGCGGGAGGTTGTTCTCCATCATTGCACCGCGCCTTCGGACCACGACCCGCCTTCGCCCAGCAGGCCGCGCATCATGAGGCGCGCTGCGCCCAGCGAGTCGTGGTCGCTTTCGGCAACCATCGTGATCTGGCGCCGTCCTATTGATTTGAGCTCGACCCTGGTGGTTGGAGCCGAAACCTCGAGCAGGGCCGCCTCCACGAAACTCTTGGGGATCCGGAGCTTGTACAGGCAGGTGTATGAGGTGAGGCCGCTGGCAAGCGCTCGCCTCGCGAATTCGAGCGGCTCGTGGATCAGCAAGGCCGCCCGGACAATCTGCAGATGCTTGCCCATGGCGCGCGCTGTGTCCAGGTCCGTTCCGCCGCGCATGTAGTGAGCGACGATCGCAGATGTCGCAGCGGTCGCCTTGCCTAAATCCGGATCCTCATTTTGCTTCCATACCTTCGCGACCTTTGAGTAGGTCACCCCGAGCTGGCGAATGGTTTCTCTCTTGGTCGAGCCGGCGCGCCGCAGGTCGAGGATCTGCTCGTCTATCGTGGCTTCCATGTGATGCTCCTTCGTCACATCATTGCAATGAGGGCGACGGCGAGGGCGAATGTGCCAACCAGCGCGGGGATGATCCACCATCCCGATGGCCATTGCGGTCCCATCAGGCCGCGCCTGCGGATTGAGCAACGGCGGGCTCGGCGTTCGCCTCGGCCGTGATCAGGAGATGCAGGCGATGGACCTGCACCTGTTCTTCCTCGAGCTCGATGCCGGCGCGGACCAGCAGGCCCAGCGCCTCAGCGCGCAACGATGCCGCTTCGATCAGCCGGCCGTCGCCAGCGGCCATTTTCGCCATTTTGCCCAAGTTCCGCGCGTGCGGCCGGTAAAGGTCGATTTCCATGTCGTGCTCCTGGTCAGATCGCGTCGATGAGGATGTGGAAGGCGGCGAACGTGGCGAGGATCACGGCGGTCGCCACCGTGGCGCTGGCGATCTGTGCCAGGGTGCTTTTGGCGCCGGGCTCAGCGTGCAGCCGGTCAGCAGTGCTCCAAGCGGCGGCGGCTATGATTGAGGCGGCTATCGCCATGGATTCCGACGCGGCAAAGGTCGCGACCCACCCAAAGGTCACGGCGCCGCAAGCGGTCCAGTCCAGCGCCCGTGCCATCGGCTGCCGCAGGAGGATCTGCAGCGCCATCCATTCGGGGCTCATGGCCAGCCTCCGACCCATGCGATTGCAGCCGGCCAGAACCAGATGCCTCCGACAAGGAATGCCGCGCTCGCCACATCGATGAGGGTCTCGAGGGGCCCGCTGGGCGCGCCCTCGATCGGATCACGGCGCTTCATGCCTGCACCTCGATGGTGCTGATCTCGATCCGCTCGACCACGAAGTGAGCGTCTTGGGCATCGGCTGCCATGTCATCGGTGATGCCGTCAGACTGGCCGGCCTGCATCGCGCCCATCGCGGCGCTGATCGCCTCGATCAAGCTGCGGTCCTTGGTGTCGATCAGGGTGAGGGTCATGGACGCCCTGACGCGGCGCCCAGCGCTCGGAGCGCTGGGCGTGTGCGCGAAGGGCCGCACCTCGATGTCAGCGCGCGAGAGCAGGCTGATGGGCGCGACAGATGCCGCGGACGCCGCCTGTTCCGCCTTGTGCGCGTCGCGCATCGCTTGGGCGCGCATGCGGTCCAACCGCACCGCCTGGGCGCGGCGGTTCGCTTCGATGTCAGTCAGCGGCGCGCGGCCGCCGGGGCGCTGGGCGCGGTGCTTGGCGGTCATGCCGCCACCTGCGCGGCGATCGTGCGGTCGATCAGCTCAAGCACATGCTCTTTCGTGCGGTGAGGACTGTCGTTCCACGCCGTGACGCTTTGAACGGGGTCCGTGAAGTCGTTGTCATCGCCTATCGCATCGTGAAGCTTCGGAATGATGAGGCAGCTCTTGAGGGCGATCCGCTCGAATACGCCTTTCCCGTTCCAATCCGAAACGCTCTTGCCCGTCTCGGCCGTCATGGCGGCGGCGGTGAGGCAGTAGCACGTGACCCCATCCACCTCGCGGTTGAACGAGCCACGCGTCCAGCCCTGCGCGATCAAGGCGCGGGTGGCGGTCAGGGCCGCGAGGGTGGCGTCTTGGGCCTGCGCCTCGCGTGGGTCTTCTGGGGTGTTGGGGTCGGCGTGCATGACGGTCTCCATCGAGAGGTGATGGAGATAATGCTAGCTGGGGATTATCCCATTGTAAATATGATATCGTCGTGGAGTGATCACTCCGCGGCGCGGGCCGTTGAGTTGTAGGCATAGGTGTCCCAGCTTGGCTTATAGTCGTCATCCAAGCCGCACAGCCAAATCCGCCGGCCAGTGCAAGCGGACGCGGGCGGCCCATTTGAGGCGGACGCCCCACATCGGATAGACGCCGCGGTTCAGCGAGATCAGATCGAAGGTTCCTGGCTCGCGGCCCGCCTTGACCTGCTTCACCCAGGCGAGGCCGCTTTCATCCTCGCAGACGCATCGATGGCTGAGGACCTCGGTGGGAACGCCAACAGCTTGGCGGGTGTAGAACAGGAGATCGCCGGCGGAATACACAGGCTCCATGCTATCGCCCTCCACCTCGACCGCCACAATGCCATGGGGGCCGAGGCCTGGCGGGCATTGCACCTGCGGGCCATCGCCCTTTTCATAGGCGTCGACCAGCGGGACCCGCGCGCCGGTCCCCACCTTTCCCGCGATGGCAATGGTGCTGTTCTTGGTCGCGCCACCGATGATCGCTCGAACATCAACACCCAGCACTTCGCCAAGCGCGACGGCAGCGTCTAGGTTAATTGACCCAGATTGCCCCTCCACTATCCCGCGGGCGACATCGTGTGTGATGCCCGCAGCTTCAGCCGCACCTTTCAGGCCTGGCTTTCGCCCAAGCTTGTCAGTTGCGGCGCGGAGGGCCTGTCGGACGATATCTCCTGTCATGGTGGGATTTTGCCCAATCTCAACAGATTGGCGAGTGGTAACAATCCAATTTACAAGTTGGAAATTTTCCCATAAACCAAACCCCATCATGAATGACCTCATCAAAGACATCCGAACGTTCTGCACCGCAGCAGGCATCAAGCCGACAACCTTCGGCTTGCGTGCAGTGAATGACGGCGGATTCGTTCCCCGCCTCGATGCAGGCGGCCAATGCCTCCCCCGCACCGTGGAGCGGGTCCGCGCGTACATGCGCGCCAACCCGCCCGCCGCCAGCAAGGCGGAGGCGCGGTCTGCATGACCCATGCTCTCGCCATGCCATCACCCTGCCCTGCGCCCAGCGCCATGGGCAGGAAACAATTCGGCGAGCACTTCACATGACCCTGCCTCGCGTTCAGGAGCCGGGGTCTCTCCATGAGGCCATCGCGGCCGCGGTGACCGCTGCGGGGCGCAAGCCTGTCGCCGCTGCGC